AGAAGCCGTTGCAGAGAATGCTGTTTCTACAGAAGTACTAGATGAAGTTGAATTTTAATTTATAACGTTATATTATGGTTTTAGGAGAAATTAATGAAGTAAAAGAAGGCTCATTTAAGCTTTATTGGGGTGTAGCCCCTGTTACTGTACTTGCAGTAAACCCAACCAAGGCTGAACTTGGTAAGATTTTTGGTAAGGAACCTGAAAAGGAACCTGTTTATTACTCTCAGGTTGAGGTAGAGGAAAATGGTCAGAAGAAGAAGAAGGACCGTAGCCGTATTGAGTTCATTGTTCGTAATGAAGAACTCAATCTTACCTCTCGTATGTCTTTCTTCCTCGAAGATAGCTACCTTACTACTCGTGAAGGTAAGTATGGTGTTATTGATAATTTCGGTAATACCGCTTGGGTAACTCCAGAAGAATACAAGGCTAAGGCTATCCCTCTTTCTAAGGAAGGTAACCCTCTTCGTATTGCGAACGATTATCGCCTTGAAAAGAGGGGTGAATCAGAACTTATCCTCTTTATCCGTAACCTTCTTGGTATTAGAAATTCTCACACTTATGTAAATAAGCAGTGGGTTCTTGAAGCTGACCCTTCAAAGTACTTCTGTTATTTTGAAAAGATTGAGGATATTCTCAAGGGTAAGGTAGATGAAATTCGTAAGATTATCGCTATTGCTCAGGGTAAGAAGGTAAAGGTTCTTCTTGGTGTTAGATTTGATGAAGGTCGTACCTTCCAGACTGTCTACGAACGATTCACCGCTAAGGTTAGTATGAATCCTGTAGAGAAAAAGGTTGGTGATAAGACTGTCTATATCTACGATAAGTTTGAAGACCATATTACTCGTCGTCAGAGTTCTGGTGCATTAGGTAACTTCCTCTTCTCATTTGAGGATGCTT